CTGTTTGACCATTTACAAAAGTACCAGTTGTTGTCTCTGCATTGATTTCTACTTCGGTTACAACTACTGAACCTTCTTGGAATTTTGTGATATTTTCTACAATCGCTGTTGCTTCATTTACATTTTCATCAGCAGGATCGTTTGTTTGTGTAATTAATTGACCAATTAAAAATATAGGATTATCAACTGCTTGTGCTGTTGTTTGTGTGCAACGAAGAAAATTATTTGTAGAAAATTTACCATCTGATATTCGTAACATATCAACTGTTGGTTTGTATATCTCTGAACTTTCATTGAACAATAATCTAAAAAATACTTGATGAGCCTTATCAGTACCTTTTGATCTGTATAATGATTTTATATTCTTGATTAGTTTTCTTCTATTAACACTACTATTGGTATCTGTAGGAATAGTTTTAAGAAACTCTTCCTTCATTTGTGTTAAGAAATCAGATATCGTATGATCTGGATCAGAATAATTTAAAAACTGTTGAATGTTCTCAATTGGATTTGCACGATATTTACCAACAACACCAGTTGCACCTGATGTCGCACCAGTTACAGTTTCACCTGTGATAAAACCGTTGTTGGCAGATATTATATATTTTGAATTAGCAAAATCTTCAGCAAGAATTGTTGCTGTTGCACCTGATGTGGCACCAGTGATTACTTCTTTCTTTTGAAATGTTCCTGAAAATGTAAGTTCTTCTTGAACAAGTTTATCATTAGCATCTAAGCCAAAACTATCTGTTCTTTCTAGTAAAACAAAATTATCAGTTGTTCCTTCACCTTCTAAAAGAATATTATCAACAGCAGTAAAAGATGATATTTGAAGTTCAGCAGATTCTAAAAAAAGATAATAAGCAGATACAAACTCAGCAAATTGAGGATGATCTTCTAGAACAAAACTAGGTAGTTGTTCTTTTACAAGATTAGATAATTTTTTCTTATTTGTTTTTTTAAAGTCTGTCATTGTTATCCATTAGTATGATGAATAACTACTAGACGTTGTGTAAGTTGTTCCTGCCTGAGAAGAACCACTTTCAACAGTATCTATATCAGCACTTACAGTTGAGTTTGCTGTATCTATTTGTAACACTTGATTACGAACAGGCACGATATCGTTAGAATTTGGTATAGCAAAAACTCTTATCAATGTACTAGCAGCACCATCAACATTTGAAATACTTGTAATATTTGCTGATGTCAAAACTACTTCACCAGTTGTATAATTAACAGTACCGAAAGTTGAACTTGTATATATTCTTGTAGTACCACTTAAATAGTAAACTCTTAAATTACCTGCACCATCATCATCTAAGAAATGCTCATTCGTAGAACTATCGTTACTAATTTTAAAACCAGTTGATGATATCACGCCACCACCACTTGCGTTATGACCACTATGTGGATTATAAAATGCGTTATTAAATGATACTGTATATTTGAGTGCTGAGTTTAAAGTTGGTGTAATTGTTTTGTACATTTTAACAGTTGTGATATTACTTAAAATAGATGTATCAGCATTGTTAATGTTTTCTAATAATTTTGAGTGTCTAAAAACACCAGTAAAATTTTCTAAAGTGTTTGTGCCATAATTAGCGATAGTGTTCAACACATTTGTTTCAAGTGTGCTGGCACCTTTTGTAGTTGCTGTGCTATCATATTTAAATGATGTGTTAAGAGTTATGAAAGTAGTTTCAGGATCTATGATCGCAGGTCTCACAGAAGCAACAGCATACTGTTTAAGACTAGTTACAATACTTGCTTTTGTAGATTCTGTTAAAGTAGTTCCTGATTTTGCTTTGATTGAAATAAAAACTTTACCATATTCTGGTGTGGCAGCATCCTCACCACCATAAACTTGTACTGATTGAGCATTTGCATATAAACTTTTTACTAAAACTTTATAATCATCAGCTGTAACTGCTCTATCTTGCGAAGTATAATCTCTTGGTGCGTTATACTTGATTGATTCAATTGATTCTGGTCCTGCACCGTTAGTAGCATTTGAGATTGTTGTTACAGTTGCACTTGAAAAACCTCCGACTGTGCCTGACAGAGTAAAGGTTGTAGCACCGTTAGGTGCATTTCGATTACATACAACATAATCAAAGATAACAATATTACCATCGGCAATTGCTTTTCCTAAAACACCATCACCAAAGTAAACTTCAAATCTACCATTCTCTACTTCTTGTAAAAAATAAACTTTAGATGTAGAATCTAATCCTGTAATACCAGTAGCAAGTGTGTATGTGTTTGTGGTAGCGTCTGATGATGATTCTTGAACTTTAACAGTTAGTGTATTTGTATCTACATTATTGTTTGGTATAATAAATCTTTGATCTGTGTCTGATGTATTAGCTGTATATTTAAAATTTAAAAGTGTTCCTTCATTTAATTTTACACTACTAAATTTATAAACACCATCTGAAGGTGTGATAGTTAATTCAGTATTGTTTACAAAAGAGTATGAAATGCCATTTACAGTTGTTGTAAATTTTGTTCCTCTTGACATTGTAAGAGAAGCGCCTGTAGCATTATTAACAACAACATCTACGACAGCGTCAGCAGAAGTTGAACTTGTTGGTGTGTATCCAACTTGTTTTGCTTTTGAAACTACACTTGATCTTAAATCAGCACTATCTAAAAACATTTCGTTTGCTACCATGTTGGCATTATATCCAAGATAGTGTGTATTGTATGCTAATAAATCTAAAAGAACTGACATACCAGATCCTTCAAAATCGTAATCTCTAAACTCGTCTTGTTGTGATAAAAAGTTTCTTAGATTAGTTTTGATACCATCAAAATCTAAATCTGATATTTCTAATTTGGTTGCCATCTTATCTTAGTCTTTCTAAAAATGTTTCTACTTCAACTCTTTCTGGATGATTTACAACGAAAAAAGATATTGAAGCTCTATATCCATTTCTATCTACATCTGGTTGAACATTAAGTTGAACCAATCTACATCTTGGTTCATAATTTCTAATTAATAAATCTATTTGTTTAGAAATAGCGTGATTAATTTGTGGAGTGATATTTTCAAATAACATCGCCCTTAAATTTGATCCTATCTCAGGACGAAAAGGTTTTTCATAATGATTAAGTTTGATAAGATTTCGCACACTTCTTTTTACTGCTTCGATATCTGTTAGTTTTTGAATATCTTTTGTAGCAGTATTTTTTTGAAAGTCTAAATCTAAATCTTTATATATTCTAGCACTTCTTAAACTTTCATTTGTTTGTGTGGCGTCATATCTTGACATTTACAATCTCTCCTTTGGTATATTTATACCGTTATCCTGCAATTACATTTTCAGACCCACTAGTTAAGGCACCTAAATCTGTACTATCAGTTATTCGAGCAACTAACTTACCTTCACAAAATACTCGTTTCTTACTTCCTGCGTTTACAGCTGCAGTATGATTGGCACAAGCAGGTGAAGGTGGAAAAGGATGTGGCACAGTTGGGTCGGTCACTCTTGCCACAAGTTTACCATTAGCCCTCACCGTACTTTGACCCGGCGTATCAAGTGTTGAAGTTGTTGCACAAATATGACCTGTTGAAAAACTATCTCCTTTTCTACTAACGCCTTGTCCCATTATTTTTTCTTCTTAGTTGCTTTTTTCTTTTTCTTTTTCACAACAGGTGCTTTTTTCTTTTTAGGTTCTTCAACTTTCTTTTTCAAACCTAACATTTCTAAAATTTTCATTTACTTGCCTTTTTCTTTGTGGTTTTCTTTTTTGTTTTTGTAACTGGTGTTGAAACCTCTTCAACAACAGGTTCTTCAACGATAGGTTTTTGAACTAATGCTGGTTTAGTTACTTCTAATCCTTGCATATCAACTTTACCTTCGCTGACTAGTCTATTTCTATTCTCAACGTGCTTAGGTTGAATCTTTTCCTTGTTGCCACCATTGTATGCAACAGCATGGCCTTCACCCATAAGTTTAGATGTTAGTGTATCGCCATCGTTAAGTCTAAAATCACCTAAGATACGACCAAACTTTCCTCTCATTTCTTCGTTACCATCACCTTTAACTTTTGATATTAAAATTGAATCGGCACCAAGTAGATGTTTTACTCTTTCTTTTGCAGCTAGACCAAAAATCTTTTCGACAGGATCGCTAGTTCTTGATTCAGGAGTATCAATGCCCATAATTCTTACTCTTTCATCATTGAGCCAGATACCAAAACCTAAATCTATGTCGATATCAACGGTATCACCGTCAACAACTTTTCTAATTTTGCATTTATACTCGTACATTTTGATTTTCCTTTGTTTTTTTACATAAACTATTTATAAGTGCTTTACAAATCGTCTAAAATATTGTATAATAGCATAAAAATTTTATGATTCGAAAGAAAAAGAACAAAAAGCGAACAAAATCTCTCAAACAAATCTTAGGAATGAAGATTATTCCGATAAAAAAGATAATTTTTTCACAAAATCGCAAAAAATAAGGGTTTTTGCTGCCCGAAAGTGCTTGATTTGTGCTTTTTTTCGTGTATAATGGATACATAAATGAAAAAAATGACGAAAAAGCAAGAAAAAACGCAAAAAATAAGGGTTTTTCTAACTGCGACAGAAAGTACCTTTTTTATGCCCGAAAGTTCTTGCAATATGCTTTTTTTCGTGTATAATGGACACATAATCGAAAGGATATAATACATTATGAAACTAAATGATCTTATGCAAGTCG